CTAATGACAGTAGCAGACAACACAAGCCGTAACCAATATACCGCGACTTCTGGTCAGACGGTCTTTGCGTATACGTTCGAGATCGTAGACAAGGACGATATTGTCGTATTACAGAACGGCACTACCCTCTCAGAAGGCACAGACTACACTGTATCGAACGTAGGCAATGACAATGGCGGTAACGTAACCCTTACCGTTGGCGCGACTACAGGCGACATTCTAACCCTTTATCGGGATATGCCTTACGCTCGTACCCAGAACTATACAAATTCTGGTGACTTCCTCGCCTCCGAAGTAAACAGCGACTTCGATAATCTCTGGCTGGCAGGTGAACAGACCAACCGATCATTCTCACAGTCTATTAGAAAGCCTATTACCGACTCTGACTCTATCTCGATGGAGCTACCCGAGGCGGCTGATCGTGCAAATAAATATCTATCATTCAGTTCGACGGGCGCTGTAGCAGTACAGCAAGTCACTCCAGCAACAGATGCTAGTGCTGTCACCTATACACCCGCTGGCACTGGCGCAGTAGATACCACAGTACAAGCTAAGCTAAGAGAAAGCGTTAGCGTCAAGGACTTTGGTGCTGTTGGCGATGGCGTGACAGATGATACTGCGGCTATACAGGCGGCGCTAGATAGCTTGTCGGCTGGGCAATCTTTAGTATTTCCGGCAGGTCATACTTATAAAATTGTAAACGCCACGGGATCAGGAGCAACTATTGTTGATAGGCGAGCCAATGCGGTATCAGGTGGCACTTTATACGCTCTCAATTCAAGTGCTAACAATATAAGCATTGTGATTGATGGCACCATACAAGGCACCTCTCCGCTAGATGATATTATTCGATTAACAGGCAATCATGTCGCAGTTAAAGGGTCAGGAAAAATTGCTAATATATCAGGCGAGTTTCTTGATACGAATAGCACCGATGAGCTTGTTCAATGGCGTCCGTCGAACCTTGTTTTGTCTGGTGATAATTGTTTGGTTTCTGGCTTGATTATCGAAGATCAGGCGACCGTTGGCATTTACGATAAAGGCAACAACAACAAAATTGAAAGCTGTATTTTTGTAGGTGGCCCAACTACTCATGGTGTTGGGACTATTCAGTTTGGTATTCAACAAACTGTTAGTGGCGATACAAGATATGGCGGCACAGTATCAAACTGCACGTTTAAAAGAAGTACAGGTAATGGAGCTTGCTACTCTGGCGTGTTTAGCGTTTGCAAAGATGCAGTCGTTATTGGATGTACTTTTGATAATTTGCTTGAGCATGGTGTTTATTTGAATGCGGCTGACAATGTTGTTACTGGCTGTGTATTTAGAAACATTCAAACAGGCGCTGGCCTTCAGTCTTTTAATGGCGTTACGGCGGTAAGCAATAAATTTATAGATTGTTCTTTTGGATCAATTCTAGTTCAAAGACCTAACGACACTGTTATATCTTCAAACTCAATTGTAAATTCTGGCGTATCTGCAATAGCTATTCGCAGAGGAAATGCTGACACCTCAAGTGCTGTTTATAGGAATTTAGTTATTAGTGATAACAGCATTACTTTTTCCGGCAGTCAATCGGCTATTGATGTTGCAGTAGAAGCCGAACTAGAGCAGGTAAATATCACAAGCAATACAGTTTATAGCACGTCTTCTGAAAACACTTATGGGCCAATTAGGATTGATGCCATTACTGCGGGTGTAGGTCGCTATCTAAACTTCAGCGATAATATTGTTAACGGCTCAAATATTTATGGCCTCTATCTGAGGAGATATGAAAACTCCTCTGTAAAAAACAACACATTTATTGATGTAAATAAAACAACTACAGATTTGGCAGTGCGATTTTTTAATTGCTCAAAAGTAGTTTTTGATTCAAATACTGTTGAAGCTGGAACAAACACAAATCGTGTTTTGTTTGCTCAAAGCGGAGATGGGAACACAAACATAACCGCATCCAACAACAATGGTATTGGTCTTGTATCAACAACCGGCGCTATATGTGATGTTACTTTGGCTGATTCTTCACGGCACAGTAATGGTCGAGATTCTTTAGGAACCAAGGGAATCTTTACTCCCGCGAATGTTGCAACTGCAACGGTTAGTGATGGCGCCGCAGGGTCGGTTAGGTCTCCGGGACTTGTTGCTATAACTCCGGCGAATAATGTTGCTGAGATTATTCAGGCTGGCCCTCAACAATTAAGAGTAACCACCATATCAGATGGCTCATTTACATGGTCAACCGCAAGCGGCTCCGCGATAGGAACTACGGGTGCGACTTATATGTATGAAATAATCCAATGATTTTGAGCAATTTATATGACCCTAACTGACTTCAACAACCGATACGACTACAAGTACGATCCAAAGGGTCGGGACCAGTGGCGCGTGTTGAAGCCTAATGCACTGGACCAGTACCACGGAGATTGCGAAGACTACTCACTATCTGTCCTGTACTACGTTATCTGTCAGGAGTCATGGCTTAAATTCTGGTGGATGCTGTTCACCTTCCAAGCTGAGATATGTGGCTGTGAGACTAAGGGCGGAGGTCATGCTGTACTACGCTACGGCGATATGTACATTGATAACTGGACTAAGGCATGGGTCGAGCGTGAAGACATGGAAGAGCTAGGCCACAAATTCTGGCCTTGGTACAAAACTATTCTCCCCACTACTGTCGCCATTAAGATGGTAATGGCAAAACTGAGAGGCTGATATGACTATCAAACATTTAGGCGGCATCTTTGGCCGCAACCCTACATTCAATGATGTCACTATTGACGGGCCATTGTCTGCCAATGACAACATCGTTATGGCAAACGGCAAAGGCATCGACTTCTCTGCTACTTCTGGCACCGGCACCTCTGAACTATTCGATGACTACGAAGAAGGGACGTGGACTCCTACGATAACAGGATCAACAAGTGGTTCAATTACTGGCTTTACAGTAAACAAAGCCGTGTACGTTAAAGTTGGCGATTTAGTACATGTAGGCGTTTACTTAGCTAATATAAACATGACTGCCTCTACTTGCTCTGGAACAATTCAATTAAGCGGTCTTCCTTTTACCGCTAATAGCTTTACAGGAGTCCCTTCAGTTTCTTTTTGTAATATGTTTTCTTTTGACGAGTCTGACGTGTCTATTTCTGGCTATGTATTAGGAAATAACATTTTATTACATCGAGGAAGCGGCACTACTGCTATTACAGACAGTGATGAAGGAACAAGCACAGCCGCTAGTTTGATGTTTAGCATAACCTACGAAGTATAAACCCTAATAGCCTCAGTGGACTCTGGGGCTGGACTAATAGGAGACAAAAATGTCACTAACAAAAGAAGTAACAGCAGACAAAATCGAAGTAGTAGAAACAGGCGACAGCACAGTTGTCCAAGTACGCACTGCTACTCGTGTACTCGAAGACGGCGCTGTAATTTCACAGTCGTATCACCGTCATGTAATTAGCGCCGGTGATGACTATTCATCTGAACCCGCTAACGTGCAAGCCGTTTGTTCGGCAGTATTTGGAGGCTAATCATGTCAGGTGAAGTAACTAAGAGCATTACTGCTCAAAACACATTCAGCGATACGATCAAGGTACAGGGCTACTTTAACCTGTCTGTCTCTGGCATTGCTGGCGGTACTATCGTCACAGTACAGAAGCAGTCAGGCGTTGACGGCACTAACTGGACCGACGTTGATGACTTCTCATCCGATATCGAGACCTTTGGCTTTGAGGCAGAGCGTCAGAACTATCGCGTAGGCGTTAAGACTGGCGAGTTTGGTTCGGGTACTTGCAAGGTCCGACTTGGCTGTAAGTGGATCGACTACCTGTCATCGTGAAGACACCAGCTTGGCAACGTAAGGCCGGGAAGAATCCCGAGGGCGGCTTGAACGAAGCAGGTAGACGTTCAGCCAAGGCCCAAGGGATGAACCTCAAGCGACCAGTAAAGAGTGGTGACAACCCACGACGGGCATCGTTCCTTGCTCGCATGGGTAATATGCCGGGGCCAGAACGTAAGAACGGCGAACCCACACGTTTACTGTTATCATTGAACGCATGGGGTGCTGACTCCAAGGCAGAGGCCAGACGTATAGCGGCAAATATATCGAAGCGTAACAAGGCGAGGAACGCATGAAGAAGCCAAAGAAAGGTTTGTACTACAACATCATGAAGAAGCGCGAGCGGATTGCTTCTGGCTCTGGCGAGCGTATGCGTAAGCCCGGCACTGCTGGTGCGCCTACTGCTCAGGCATTCAGAGATGCGGCAAAGACGGCTAAGAAGAGATAACCATGAGCATAGAGCGGTCAGTAGCGAAGCTCGAAGCCCAGCAGGAAGCGATGGCGCAAGACGTTAGTGAGATGAAGTCCGCTCTCACAAGTATTGCCCAGACTCTTCAAGACTTATCAAGCATGGAGCAGAGGCAGGTTCACTTGACCGAGACTGTAACCCGCGCACATAAGCGCATTGATGAGATCCAAG